GGTTCAAAAGTTGGAAGACCACCAAAAAAGAAAAAGAAGAAAAAAGGCAAAAAAAAATAAATGGCTTACACTAGCTTAATAGATATGTTTGACGGCGGCGGCGCAGGTCGTTCTGGCGCAACATTTCAAGGTGGTGGACTATTAAGTTTATTAGCCAACAAATTTGCTAAGCCTATAGGTTTTCAACGTAGAAACTCAGAAAACCTATCTAATATGATTAATCAACTACAAAGAGGCACAATGTCAAATGCTTCAATTAGACAAGATGACTTTTCTGGTTTGCAAAGAGAAGAAATTCCTATTTCTAAAATGGTTCTAGATGATTTAACATTTGAAGAATTTGAAGAACGTGCCAAACCAGTTTTTCAAGAACGAGGTGTTGACCCTTCATTTGACATTATGATGAAAGCATATATTAATTATTTAAATAGACCATAATATGGCAAAAGACCCTAGACTAAAACGTGCAGGAGTTAGCGGATACAACAAGCCAAAACGTACCCCTAGCCACCCTACAAAATCCCACATTGTTGTCGCAAAAGAAGGTAGTAAAATAAAAACTATTCGCTTTGGTCAACAGGGTAAAACAGGTGATAAAACCATGACGAAAAGAGCTAAGTCATTTAAGGCAAGACACGCAAAAAATATAGCTAAAGGCAAAATGTCGGCGGCTTATTGGGCAAACAAAGTGAAGTGGTGACATAAATGCCATTAACAAATTATACAGAATTAAAAGCGAGTATAGCTGACACATTAAACAGAACTGATTTAACGGCAGTTATACCAGATTTTATAAGATTAGCTGAAGCGCAATTAAGTAGGGATTTAAGGCATTGGCGCATGGAAGATAGGGCGACAGCCACCGTCGACACGCAATATACTGCTTTACCCTTAGATTTTATTTCACCCATTAGAATAACAATACCCGCTAGTCCTAGCCATACTTTACAATTAATTAGTCCTTTTGACATTTCAAAAATGCGAATGGAAAACTCAGATAATGTTGGTCGACCTGAGTTTTATGCGGTTGTAGACGGTTCGTTTGAAGTTTACCCAACGCCAGATGCCGATTACACCGTAGAACTGGTATATTATGAAAGCATACCTGACCTATCAGTAAACAATACAAATTGGCTTTTAACACATTACCCTGACGCTTATTTGTATAGTTCTTTGCTTCACAGTTCACCATATCTACAAGAAGACCAAAGGGTAGCAGTCTGGAACACGTTGTATCTAAACTCAGTTTCTGCTATAAATTTAGAAGGAGAGCGAGCTAGAACATCAGGTTCGGGTCGTAGAATACAAATTAGGAGCTATTAAATGGCAAGTTTTACAAAAGTAAATGACTTTGTGGTCAACCTAGCGAATGCGATGGACATGAACGCAGATACGTTCAAAGTTGCGCTATCTAATACAGACCCAACATCAGGCACAAATGCGGCGGCTGATGGAAATGGTGTTTTAGCAAATATTACACAAATAAGTTATACTAATCTTTCTGATAGAACATTAGCAAACGTCACAAGCGCACAAACAGGTGGCACTTATAAATTATCGGCTGATGACAAAGTTTTAACCGCATCAGGCGGTTCGGTTGCGGCTTTTAGATATGTCATTATTTACAATGATACACCTACTTCACCCGCTGACCCAATCGTAGGTTATTATGATTACGGTTCGTCGCTTACATTAAATGACGGTGACACTTTTACTATTGATATTGGCACAAACGGTATCTTAACGCTTACATAATAGGAGAACATCATGGCAAAACTATTTAATAGAGCCAAGATGAACACCTCAACGACTGGGGCGGGAACCATTACGTTGGGCAGTGCAGAAACAGGCTTCCAAAGTTTTGCTGATGCAGGGGTCGCAAATAGTGATGTTGTTCAATATGTTATAGAAGACGGCTCAAGTTGGGAAATAGGAACTGGAACTTATACAGCTTCGGGAACAACATTATCGCGTTCACCTACTGAAAGCAGTGGCGGCGGTAGTGCCTTATCTTTAAGCGGTAGTGCAAAAGTTTCTATTACTGTAATTGCTGATGATTTTAAAAGGTTGCAATTAGCAGGGGTTACAAAGGCAGAGGCTACTTCTGGCGGTTTAGACGTAACTGGAAATATTGTTGTAAGCGGCAATGTTGACGGTAGAAATGTTGCATCTGATGGAGCAAAACTTGATGGCATAGAGGCAAGTGCAACGGCTGACCAAACTGCGGCTGAAATAAGAACGCTTGTGGAAAGTGCGTCTGACAGCAATGTGTTTACCGATGCTGACCATACAAAGCTAAATGGTATTGAAGCTTCAGCAACGGCTGACCAAACAGCCAGTGAAATATTAACAAAACTTTTAACAGTAGATGGCCCTGGTTCTGGTTTAAATGCTGATGTTCTTGATGGTTTAGACAGTGGTCAATTTCTAAGGTCTGATGCAACCGATAGCACATCTGGCGTTATTTCATTTGGTGGTGGCACTGGCGCTGTAACCATTTCTGGTTCAACAGGCGATATAAGGTCAAGTTCAAATACTTGGTCTGGTGAAAGTCATGGTAAACTGCAATATCATTCTAACTCTTGGTATATGCAATATTACTCAGCTTTCTATCATAGAGATAGTGGCGGCTCTAACAGAATGACTTTGGACGGCAGTGGTAACGTAACATTTTCTGGTAACGTTACAGCCTACTCAGATGAGCGGCTTAAAAAAGATATTGTTACTATTGATAATCCTATTGATAAAATCAAAGCGATGCGTGGTGTTTATTACACTGAAATAGAAACAGACCGCCCTCGAACTGGTGTAATTGCTCAAGAACTTGAAAAAGTGTTACCAGAAGTGGTTAATGATATTGTAGATACAAACCCAACAACAGGCGAAACAACAAGCACTAAAGCAGTAGATTACGGAAATATAGTTGGGTTGCTAATCGAAGCCATAAAAGAGCAACAAGATGAAATAGAGCGACTAAGAGCAATACTTGAGGGCTAAATATGACGTTACAAAGCAGTGGAGCAATATCACTAGCCAACATTGCATCTGAATTTGGTGGCTCTACACCACACAGTTTAAGCGAATATTATGGAGTAGCAGGGGGCGTACCTTCAAGCGGAACAATAAGCATGAGCCAATTCTATGGCACTAGCGCACCTTCATACGTTTATGCTTCTGGCGGCAGTGTTTCGCAAAGCGGCAATTATAGAACGCATTACTTTTATAGTTCTGGTTATTTCAATGTAACAAATGCTGGAAATAGCGGTGGCTCTAATAGCGTAACGGCTCTTATTGTTGCAGGCGGTGGTGGTGGAACTGGCATCGGTGGCGGTGGCGCAGGGGGCTATAGATACCTTTCTTTTGGTATAGGAACAGGCAACCACTATGTAGGCGTTGGCGGCGGTGGCGCAGGGCGATATGGTAACTACAACACAGCATCAGGTGGAAACGGTGGTAATAGTTCATTTTATGGCTATACATCAACTGGTGGTGGCGGCGGTGCGGCAACCGAAAACTGGTACGGAACATATCCTTATGCCCCTGCAGGAAGCGGTGGTTCTGGCGGTGGCGCAGGGTTTGCGACATCTGTAACAACAACCTACTCAGGCGGTAGCGGTATAAGTGGTCAAGGCCATAACGGTGGTTCTGGTTCTAGACTAGCAGGCGGAGGCGGCGGTGGAGCAGGCGGTTCTGGTCAAAACGGTCACGCAAGAGCAACCCATCATGGCGGTAATGGCGGTTCTGGCTCTTATCATTTTGGCGCATATAGAGGCGGCGGTGGTGGTGGTGTTACTTGGTCTTACAATGCTCCAAGCCCTGCATCTGGCGGTTCTGGCGGTGGCGGCAACGGTGGTGCTATTAATAATTTCCAACATAGTGGCGGTGGAACTAATACTGGCGGCGGCGGTGGTTCTGCTTGGAGTACGGCAGGCTCTAAAAATGGTGGTTCTGGTATTGTCATTATTCAATATAGGTTTCAGTAAATGGCACATTTCGCTAAATTAGAAGATAACCAAGTTACTGATATTGTTGTAGTAGATGATAACGACATTGTGGGCGCAGACGGAAACGAAAGCGAAGCTGTTGGTATTGTTTTTTTAAAAGATATGTTTGGGCAAGATACTGTCTGGAAGCAAACAAGTTACAATAAAAATTTTAGAAAAAACTATGCGATGATAGGTGGCACTTACGATGCTGACAAAGATGCGTTTATTGCTGTTAAACCGTCTTTTGCTTCGTGGCAATTAAATGAGGAAACTTGCATTTGGGAAGCACCAGTGCCAATGCCAGATGACCACGAAACAAACCCTGTTCGTTGGGACGAAGAAAATCAAGAATGGGTTGATTTTACCCCATTAGGCGATGAGCCAGATTTAGGAGAAAAACCGTAAATGCTAGGCTTTTCCCCATTAGGTACAACAGCATTAGGTTCACCGACCGCTAACGAAGCGCACACAATGCAAGTCACAAGCGGTACTTTTACGCTGTCAATGCAAGGTGCAGGACAATTAATAACTGACATTTATCCAAGCGGAACATTCACGCTTAGTGGTCAATCTGTTGGTTTGAGTGCAGGGCGTCCGTCTACATTTACAACAGGTTCTTTTACTTTAAGTGGTCAAAATATAGACTTCGACCAAAACTTTGGCTTAATTATAGATAGCGTTTATAACAGCGCGACATTTACCTATGCAGGGCAAAATATAGTTTTCGATACTGGTTTCGGTATGGTGCTTGCTAGTGGTTCTTTTACCTCTAGTGGTCAAAGTGTAGATTTTACAAAACAAATGAACATAGGGGCTGACACAGGTACTTTTACGCTGACAGGCCAAGACGCATTAAAAGGAATAAGTGATGTAATTAGCCAAGGGGTATTCACTTACACAGGCCAAGCCGTAGACATGACTGTTCAACGTTATTTTGGTGCAGAAACAGCAAGTTTTACATATAGCTTTAATGAATTTAAAATTAGAGGTTGGCTAACGCCTAATGTTCCCGCTGAAATATGGACGGACGTAGCCTAATATGATACGCTCTAGTAAATAGGAGAAAAAAATGGCGATTAGTATTTCGAAACCGACTATTGGAGGTAGTGAAGGAACGTGGGGGCAAACCATCAATGACGCATTAGATGTTATTGTAAACGCCGCTAATGGAACGACAGGCACTACCGCGCCAAACTTAACAACTGTAACAATAAATGGTGTTTCTAGTTCTGTAACAGCCCCAGAGCTAGATTTATTAAGCAGTTTAAATACATCTGGTAG